TGCGGCAGCAGGAAATCAACGGGCGCAGCGATCGCACCTTGCGTTTTCCGGCGGCGGATGCGGCGGGCGGTGAATTGCCTGAGGCAAGTGCGCGCGCAAAGAAAGTGCAGTTTTACGATGCGGCCGGCGCGCCGGCGTTCTTCGCGGGAACGCCTGGCGCGTTGTTTGGCTTTGATCTGTCTGGCTTGCCAGCCAATCTTGTTTCGCAATTGCCGCAGGCCAATGTCTCGGCCTTTATGGCGACCGTCTTGGATGATCCTGATGGGTTATCTGCGCTTCAGACGTTGTTTGCCAGCGCGACGCCTGCCGCTGTGCGCGCGGCGTTGGGCGTTTATTCGGTCAATCCGGACAGGGGTCCGCTCTTGCTGAATGGCGATTGCGCGATTGACCAGCCAAACGCGGGCGCGAGCGTTGCGGCGACTGGCGGGGTTTATTGCCGGGATGGCCTCTTTATCGCAAAATCTGGCGCGGGCGGTTTTTCTTGGCAACGCCAGACAAACGCAAACCTACTCACGGCGCGTAATCCCGTCATAACTTGCGACCGCTACACCGTGACGGCGGCGGCGGCGTCGCCGGGCGCTGGCGATGTTTACGTCGCAGACATGCGGATCGAAGGGCTCCGCGCCTCTCGTCTACAATACGGACGCGCTAGCGCCCGCAAGGCGTGGCTATGCGCGACCGCGCGCGCATCAATTGCATGTTCAATAGGCTTCAGCCTTCAAAACAGTGCTTACGACCGATCATTTCCAATGTCGCAGGCTCTCGCGGCCAACACCACAACTGATATTGCGCTCGAAGTGCCGGGGTGCACTGACGGAACTTGGCTCACGGACAACGGGGTCGGCCTGCGCTTGCGCATGGCGTTGGGTATCGGCGCAACTGGCGGCGGCGTTGCGGGTGCGTGGGCTAGCGCAAACAAGATTGGCGTTGCGGGCGCTGGCCTCATGGCGACCAACGGCGCAACGCTCGACATTACTGCATGGGAGCTTGTAATTGGCGACGTTGCGCCGGGGCTTTATATTCCGCCAGATCCGACGCTGGAATTGCTTCGTTGCCAGCGAGAGTATGAACTTCTCGGTTTCGCCGGGGGGAATACACCAGCGAGTACAAACACTCAGTATTTTACGGCAAATTTTATTGAGAAGCGCACCACCCCAGCGGCTGCCGCACGGGTGCAGCTTGAAGCTGACACCAACGTCGGAACTATAACGATCAGTCAATTCAATACGCGAAACGCGCGCGTGAATGTGACGCCAGCATCGGCATCGGGTTGGTTTGTTCGCAGTCAGTGGCCGCTAGATGCGAGGCTTTAATGATGCGCTACACAGACGAATTTCAAACCATGATTGAAGTCAGCGCCGCAGAGGGCGCCGACCTTGGCGCGCCGAATGGCGGCTTTTTCCCGGTTGGACTCTTTGTAGAGCGGGGTGGCAATCTTGATGAGGTTGCGCCCTGGGTTGCTGCAGCGCCGGATTTTGTGTCGCTGCGGGCTGCCGCGCTTCATGCGGTGTTTGATGAAGTGTCCGCCGCGCGCCTGCGCCGCGTGCCAGGCGTCGCCTATATCGAAACGGAATATCAGATGTTGGCGCAGGAGGCGGACGCCTATGTGTTGGCGGGTTATCCGGCCGATGCGACGGGCTTGGAATTTCTAACTGTCGCCGCCGCGCTGTCCGGTAATTCGCTGACCGATGAAGCCAACGCCATTCGCGCAAAGCGTGATGCTTATGTGGACGTGCTCCGGGTGACGTACACGCTGCGCAAAGAAGCGCAGGAGGCGATCGCCGCCGCGCCAGATGATGTTTCCGCGATCGATGCTGTGAAGGAAAATTACATTGGACAACTCGCCGCAATCTAATGGCGCCGCGCCCGTGGCCTTTGAGCGTTTCGGCTATGGCTGGGCGCGCGCCGGCTCGCCTAATGATGCGGTGGTGGACGGGGCCATTAAGGCGCCGCCGCCTGAGTCGCCGTTTCCGCCGCCGCCGGCGTTGTCATTCTCCGAGAAGCTCGCCGCTGCTTTATTGCATCATGCCTATGAATGCGAGGCGCTGCGCTCTGGCGTTCTGCTGCGCAAGGAACAGGCGCTGGCGCTGCGGGCGGAGTTTGCGGCGCGGGCAAAGGCTGGCGATGCGCAGGCCTGGGATCGTCTGGCGCCGGTGGCGTCCGCGTGCGGCATGGAAAAAGACGCCTTCCTTGAAGGCGAGCTGCAGCGCGAACGGGACCGGCGCGCGCGGATCCTGCAGCTGGAAGAGTTTGAGGAGCTGGGCGCCACCATGATCGGCGCCGCGCGGTCTGAGGACAATGCGGACGGAGAGGACGGGCTCTGGACTGTCCTGGCCAAGGTGGCGGCGCGCATGCCGGGTTATCGTCCTTGGACGTTGTAGCGGGGGAAGCGATGGAAACGCTCGATTGGGTGATTCTGCTGTGTTTCTGCGCGGCGGTCTTTATAGCGTCTCGCGATTGGTCGCCGGCGAATAACGGGGAATGACTCATGACCATTGCCGTTTTCACCTGGTTCGCCTCCACTTTCGCCGTGCCGATCGTCGCGGGCCTGGCCGCGATCATTCTTGGCGTGGTCAAGCGCGACGCGGTATCCGCGATCGCCGGCCGGATCTTCATGCGCCGGGCGGCCGCTGCGCCGGCCGGATTGCCTGCGCCGGCGGCGGTCAAAGAGCCGGGATTTTTTGAGTCGACGCCGGTTCTGGGCTTCACCTCATCACGCGGCAAGCGCGGCGCGATCGTCGCCATTCTCGTGGGCGTGATCATTCTGGTTTTCTATATCCGGCTGAATGACGCGCGCGAGGAGCTGCCGGCTAAGAAGGAAGAGATTGCAAATCTCAAGGCGGAACTGGATTCCACGCAAGGCCAGCTAAACTACACGGACGCGCAGCTGAAGGCGTCCGAAGCGGAGCGCGCGCGCGCCGAAGCGCGGGCGGTGGAGGCTGTCCAGGCCACGCGCGATTTCCAGGAAGCGCAGGCCAAAAATCAGGCGCTCATCATCAATCGTTTGGAAAAGGTGCAACATGGCATCACTGCCCGCCAGGCTGGCGATCCTAAGCGCGGCGACCTTGGCCGCATCATGCGCGACATCAACAAAATCGGAATTGAGTCAGTCCCGGCCGCTGCCGCCGGCGCCAGTGGTGCAGGACCGGATCCGGCCGCCGGCGCCGCTGCAGTGCTACCAGAAGAGCCAGCAATTTCCGCTGCTGCCGGAACAGGAGGGGCTGAGCGACTCGGCGTTTCTGGATCAGCTGCTGCCGATCCTGCCGGGCTTCAAGAAGGTGGGCGTTGAGAATGCGCGAACGCATGACGCCTGCGTGGATTGGCACCTGAAGGAAAGGTGACGGCGATGGAATTTGTTCGGGGGCTGGCGTGCTTGATAGGGCTGATATTGAGCGCATCGTGGGCTTGGAATATCGCGTTTCCAGCCTGGAAGATTGGCGGCTCTCAGAGACGCGCGCCCGCGATGATGCGAACACAGATGATCGATTCGCAGAGATCCTTGAGGGTATTGAACAGGCACTTGAAAAGCGAGCCGCATCAGCGGAGCCGGCCGGGCTCGGCGCGCTGGGGCGCCAATATATCGGCCGGCCATTCGCGTTCTTGTTCTTCCTCTTTCTCGTCTGGCTCTTACTACGCGAGGCCAACGAAAATTTTCCGAAACTGGTGACGGCGCTGGGGCCGATTGCGAAAGTCTTGGGGCTGTAAAATGACAACTGGAATAAGGAAACTGGCGCGCGACACGGGGTTGGAAGGCGGCCTGCGCGACACGGCGGCGTTTCTGAAAGCGCTCGTGAGCGTCGATAAAGATCAGCAGACTGTTTTGCGTTATGGCGCGGTGGTCGCCACCATTATCGTGTATGGCGTCGGAATGGTGTTCTGGGGCGATCAAGCTGGCGCGCCAGGCGTCGGCCTTGGCTTCGTGATCGCCATGGTGAACACCACTTTTCTGGTGCTGGCTCTGAAGGACTGGAAGGCGCGCCGGCGCTGGCAAGCGCTGCTGATGCTGACAATCTGGTTTTTTGCGGCGGTGCTGTCGATGACGGCCGGGATGGGCAAATTCGGCGGCCGCATCGCGGAGCGGATCCGCGCGGAAGATCGCCAGGCGCGCATCGCCATGATCCAGGAAGGGCGTCTGGGCGAGGCCACGGCCGGCGCGTCGCAGGAATCGCCGGAGGCGCTGCAGGCGCAGATTAACGCCGTGCTGGCCAGGACCGTGGAAACGAAGAGGGGGCCGCGCACGGTGGGCTTCCTGACCAATGGCGGCCAAACCTGCGTTAGCTCGAAAATGTCCACGGCGGACGCCTGCACGGAGATTGCGGATCTGAAGGCGCGCAAGGCGGAAGCGGAGCAACGGCGCAAGGATGAGGATGCGCTGGCGGCAAATCTGGCGGACGATTCCAAACAATCCGGCGACATGATTTCCGCGGCGCTGGATGTGTGGTCGCCGCTGGGCATGAAATCCAAGCTGGCGACCTATTATGCGCTGGTCATGCTGGCGGCCGTGTTCGTGGATCTGATGTCGTCTTTCCTTCCCTGGACGATCGCGCGCCAGAATCCGGATAATGCGGATGTGAAGCCGGAGCGCACGATTGAAGACATCGACAAGGAACTGGCCAAGCCTGGTCTGACGCCGGAACAGGAAGCGCGCCTGAAGCGCGATCGCGAGCGGCTCCTGAATATTCAGAAGGATTTTGACGAGTTTAAGCGCCACCGGGACGCCACGGAAACACTGTTTAAGTTCTAAGGCGCAAGGGCCGGCCCAATGTTTGAACGCACACAGCAAGCCGGAAAGGGCCGCCACGCCGATTTATTTCCGGGGCCGCCGGCGGAGAGCCTGCCAAGCGCGCAGATCTTCGATCCGCCCGCCGCTGGCCGGCGCCAGGCGTTTGATGAGACGCACGATCGCGAACATCGCCACGGCCGCCGGCAAGGCTTCTGGATGGGCTCGGCGCTGTTCGGGATGGTGATGCTGCTGCTGGGCATCGGCCTGGGCGCCGGCGGCGCGCTGGTGATCCAGTCGCAGACTTATGAGCAAGTCGCCGATCAGATGGCGTCCGTGGTCGGCCAGGGCGTGGCGATCGGCACGGCGAAGGCTGAGCGCGAGGAGCGCCGCGCCAAGGCTGAGGCGGAGGCCTGGGAAAAGGCAAAGCAAAACCCGCCGCCGGTGACGCCGGCCGGGGAATAGCGTGCGACTGGCGCCCGGTTTCGTGCGGGTTTTTGGAGGGCTAAGCATGTGGACAAACGGAGCGATTTCGGCGAAGAAAACGCGGCCACAATTGTGGCCGCGCTTTGCGATTTTCACCCGCTAGAAACCGTGCGATTTCCGGCATAAAACCCGCACAAGTCGCGATTTTGGCTCTGTAAGCCATTGATTTTATTAGGTAGCCGCTTACTCTTAATCAGCGGGTCGTAGGTTCGAATCCTACATCACCCACCAGTTTTCACTGGGTTTTCTGATTTCCAAACAAGAACGCTGAAGGAACGAAAAGTCGCAGCGTGCGACTTTTAACCGGACATTAGGAGAACGCGGGCGCTCTCCCGGCCTCAATATTTGATGCCTTTGCGCTGGCGCCAGGCTTCGAAGTCCGCGCCGCTCTCGCGCTGCTTTTCCCGGTTCGTGACCAGATAGTGTTTCTGCAGGATGTCGCCCACGCTCTTGCGGCTGTGGCCGGACCATTGCGCAATTTCCAGCTCGCTTTTGCCGGCGTCGAACAGGCGCGTCACGGCGGTGTCCCGCAGATCCCGAAATTCAAAATCCGCCACGCTCGGGACGGCCTCGGCCGCCTTGGCGCGCACGTCCGCGAAGCGGTGGCGGAATGTGTGCGGATTCCAGAACAGGCCATCCTGCGCCGGCGCAAGGGCGCCAAGCCGGCGGCCGTCGATGCGCTCGAGCAATGGCGCCATGACAGGGATCAGGACCTGGGCGGCCGTCTTCTGCTGGCTGGTGTCGTCGGTGTGCGTGCGGCCGTAGGATAGAAACTCGCCGTCGAACTGGCGGCCAAGATCGGTTTTCAAAATGTCGGCCTGGCGCTGCGCCGTCCAAAGCGCCGCCACGATCGCATCGCCAATGCCGGACAGGTTGAGCGCATCGGCGGCCGCCACCAGCGCCGCCATTTCTTCTGGCGTGCCAAGGCGCAGGCGTCCTTCCGGACGGGACAGGCCAAGGCCTAAAGCCGGGTTGGATGCAAGCCAGCGCCTCTTCACGCCAAACGCCAGGACGGCCTGCAGCGCGCGAAGGGACGCATGCGCGGTATGGTGCGACGTCGCCGCCTTGATTTCCTGATAACACTCGCTGATCAGATCCTGATCGAGCGCGGCCACCAGCTCCGTGCCGGAAATGTCCAGCCAGCGTTTCACCATGGATTTGTAAAAACGGCGGGTATCGGCGCGCAGCGCCTCGTCATGCACGCCATATTCGGCAGTGAACGCCGGCGAGCGCAGATAGTCCGCCCACAAAGCATTCAAGGTGCGGGGCTCCTGGCGCGCGGCGGACGCCTTCACCTTCGGCGCGTGGCCCTGCAGCAATGCGTCACGATAGGCTTGCGCCTCTTCAAGGGTGAGCCATGCGCCGGTCTTTTCATGGCGCAGCACTTGCGACTTCACGCCGCGATCGCGCAGGCCTGGCCCCGGATTGAAGCGCCAGCCAATTTGCTCGCCGCGTTCCAGCACGGGGGAGAGATATTTGAACGCCTTCGCCTTGGCGGCGGCGGATTTGCTTTTTGCGATTTTCGACATGGGATAGCCTTCGCTGTTTCGCGAATGATTGCGCTTTCACGTTAATCGTCAATGAAAGTCAGCTGCCGGGATGCGTCGCGGCCGATATTTCTTGGCCTAAGCGTGCGCGGATTCTCGCGCGGGCGGCGGATAATTCGTCGATCGGCGCGGGCGCGCCGGGCTTTTGCTCTGCGACTTTTTTCTGGGCCGGGCGTGGATTTTCCAGCCAGGCGTCCACCTGGGCGCGCGACCATTTCAGGGGATGCGTGGATCCCGGCAATGGCGCGGGAAAGCCCTGCGCCTCGATCCGCCGGCGATGCAGGCGGAAGGAGTCGCGGTCCTTGTAGCCTAGCAAGGCCGTCAGTTCGCGGAGGGTATAGACGCCAGACATTAGTCAGCCTCGCCTAGATAGCGCTTGTCCTTGTCGGTGCGTAGGGCTTCAACCTCGCCGCTTTGGGTGCTGTCGCCGGGCAACAAAAGGCGCACCTTGTTCGGGCGGCTGCAGCTGGGGCAGTCCACATCAAAATCCGCCAGGATCAGACGCAGAGAATCGTCGAAGTGCACGCCGTCGATCGCGGCGCTGAGCGTCAGCGGCGCATCTTCCAGATACTCCCGGCACCAGGCGCATTGTGGCCCGGTGTCGGGATTGAATTTTCTGGCCGGCGGGAGGCGATGCATGGCGCTAGCGGCCGCCGAACTCAATCTGAAATAGGCCGGGTGCGGTTTCGTCGCGCTCTGTGCCTTCGGCCATGAATGCGCGGATCTGCTGCGCCAGGTCGGCGCGCGTCACGTAGGCGTCCCAGCTTACGCCGCCGCGAACAAAGATGCGTGTGATTGGTCGGCCTTCGTGTGATTTATCGACTTCAAAAAACGTATCGATCGCGGCGGGTTGAAATGTCTGCAGGCGGACTTTGCCGTTCAAGTAGTCGATGGTTTCCAGATCGATCATTGCAAAACCTCCAGGAAGAAAGCGGCGGCGCGCGCCACGGGATTGCGCGCGCCGCCTGTCGCGCGCCGTTAGAGGGGGGGAGTCGTTACGGCGCGGAGTTCGTCGAGCTGTTCGGAAATCGCTTCGAGCGATCTGATCACGCCGGCGAACAGCTCGGACGTGCGGGAGTCCAGCCGGCCTTCGTCGGCCAGCTTGCGGTAGTTCATGGCCAATTCGCTGATGGGCCGCATTTCAAACAGGGCCAGGCCTGTGCGCTCGCGCTGTTGCGCCTGCGCCGTCGCGGCGGCCTGGCGTTCGTCGTCGGTCAGAAGATCGTCCGGGTCCGTGGCGTCTTCGATTCCGTCGCCGTCTCGATTTTCGGAAAGGCCGTCTTGCGATCCACTCGCGTCCTGAGCGGCGCCAGCGTCCTGGCTCGCCTGCTGGGTGGTGTTGGCGACCCGTTCCGCCTCATCATTTGTTTGTGTCTGGTCTGACTTTTCGCGCGCCATTGCGGCCTCCTTTGCTTAAGGAGGCGGAAACTTTCACGAAAAACGGCAAACGTCAATCAGGGAATTTCACGGTTTATTTGCGATCATGCGCGGGCCACAACAGCATGGAGTCCGCGCATCTGGTCCCATGTGAAGGCCAGCTGCTTGTCGGGGTTGTATTGCTTCAGATAGATCCGGCCATCCCGGCTTCCATCGTAGGTCTTCACCAGCGCGCTGTTGTCCTGCAGCTCCACAATGCAATCCTGGCCGCGCGCGGGCGCCAGGCCTAAGGCCACATAGACAAGCTCGCCGGCGAACAAGCGGGGCTCCATGCTCTCGCCGGATACCCGGAAGGCGGCCGTGGCGTTGGCGCGACCTTGAATGTCCGGCGGATCCAGCCATTCCAGAACCTGTTCCTGGATCATAGCGATGCGCTCGCCGTCGCCTGCGGCGGCGTATCCATATAGGGGGATCACGCCGGCATGGCCGCTGCGGATCGGGGCGGCCTCGGGCGGCTGATTGAAGAAGTCGCGGATGGCCGCCACCTCGGACGCCTTGGCCTCGCGCTCCTCGCGCACCAGGCGCGACACGCTGGCGTCCGTCTTGTTGAGAAAGCGGGCCAGCTCGGCTTGCGAGCGGCCGCGTTCCTTCAGCAGGCGTTTGATCTCTTTTCCACGCATGCCCCTATTGTGGAAAGTTTCGTTCAATCATTGATTGACGAAAACTGAAAATTGGTATTACAGAGATTGACGATTTTCGTGAAAACGGATTAAGCAATGCCGCATCCGCTGCCCGCCGTTCTGCAAACATCCAACACGCCAGCCGCGCGCGTGATCCGCAAGCTCGGGGGGTTCGATGTCGCGGCAGATCTAGCAGGCCGGCATCCGCGCCGCCTTTACGAATGGTTAAAGCCGCGGAAGAGCGGCGGGACTGGCGGCGCGGTTCCTATGTCGGCGCAGCTGCGCATGGTGGCGAACGCGAAAAAGCGCGGGATCGCCCTGGTCCTGGAAGAATTCGCGCCGCGCAATGGCGAGGTGGTCGAATGAGCGCCGCGCTTCTCCTCACCTGGATTTTAAGCAACGCGGCGCGCCGGGATCCGGACGCTGAATTTCTGGTGCTGCGCCTGGATCCATCGGGCGCGGTGCAGATCGGCATGACGGGCGCCGATCCGGAATTATTCGAAGGCGTTCTGGAAGAGCTGGGCCACCTGGCGGAGCGCGGCGACATCCGCGCGCACGGCTTCACCACCACGCTGCTGGGGCAATCCATCATCAACTGAAACTAACCGGGGGGTCATTTCGATGAGTGCGCTTTCAAGTAATGCGCTGGCGTGCGCGGATTCCGCCAGCGTCTCGCGTATCGGGCGAACAGCCAGCCGGCGGCCAGCCTCGCGCGACGCGGCGCCGAAAAAGATGGATGTGAAGCGCGCGGAACGCACCTACGCGGCGTGCGTCGCGGTCGTCAGGATCACGATGATCGGCGCGGATCTGCGCGAGGCGCCGGGCGGCGGCGGCAAGGAGCTTTATTCCTCCTCGGCGGTGAAGCTGGCCACGGCGCTGGCGGTCTATTCCGCCAATGTCCATTGCGAAGTCCCGCTGCGGCATCTGGCCGAAGCGATGCGCGCCGATCGGCGCGATCTGCGCCGGATGATTCAATTCGTGGAGCGCTGGCGCGCCGCGCCACTGATCGAACAAGGTCTGGAAACGGTGCGTCGCGCCGTGGCGGTGGCGGCATGAAATGCGAAAATCAAAAGTGCCTGCAATGCAAAGCCGCTGGATTGGCTGCAGTGATTGCAACGCCATTTCTGGCCTTGGCTGCGGGGCGCGTCAGTTATCTTGCGTTTTTCTGGTTCTGCAATGTCATCGGGCTGAATTTTTCGATGAGTCCAGAAACTGGCTTTGATCAGATTGCATCGGTTTTTTTGGCCCTGCTCTGCGCGGTTGCGGTTCTGATTGGTGGGTTGGAGTTCGGCTTTAAGCTGCTTCAGCGCAGCTGTGCGTCGAAAGAGGATGAGGCGGCATGAGCGCGGAGCATTTTCTCGCCGCCGCGCAGCAGCTGGATCCACGCCAAGTGGGTGCGGTGCTCGGCGCCGGCGTGATCGCCATTTCCAGCGTGCGCAGCGCCTTTGTGTTTGTGCGCGCCGGCCGCGTGTTCTGGGGCTCCTGCAATTTCGTGGCCGGCGTCACGTCGATGGTTTTCTGGCGGCAATTATTCGGAGGCTGACATGGGCGAACTGATTTCGATCGACGCAAACGCGCGCCAGGTGGGCGGCGATCACTACAAAAAGCAGGTGAAGGAAACCTGGGATCTGTGGCTGGAAGCCGGGCTCTGCGTCTGGTCCGGCAATATCACGCGCTACATTGCGCGCCGGCGTCGATCGACGCGGATCGAGGATCTGCGCAAGGCGCTCCATTATTGCGAGAAGGTGCGCGAGGCGATGACGCGCGGCCATGTGTTCCGCGCTAATCCGCTGAGCCAGCCTGAGAGTTTCCAGCGCATGGAAGCGGTGGAAAATTTCGTGCGCCTGAACGGGCTGAAACATCTTGAGGCGCAGGCGATCTTCGCGATCGTGCGCTGGGAAATGTCGGGCGCGTTTGAGCATGTGATTCAGTGCGGCGGCTATGTCAGCGCGCTGATCGATGAAGAGCTGGACGCGGCCTGATCCGGTGCCTGAAGCCTCATCTTCCCGGCGGCCGCCTGAGCCCAAACTGGTGGCGGCGGAATGCGCCAAGCGCATCGATTCCCTGTGCGCCTGGCTGCAGCTCGCGCCGCTGCACAAATCGGCGGGGATCTTCACGCCGCTGAATCCAACGCGCGGCGATCGCCACCCCGGATCGTTCGTGATTTATGGCCAGGGCCACGCCAAGCAAGGCGGCTGGACCGATTTCGCCACGGGCGATTCTGGGGATGCGATGGATCTGTGCGGCTATGTCAAAACCGGCAATCCGCGCGATCGCAAAACATCGTTTGAAATCGCGCTGCGCTTTGTCGGCTGGGCCGGCGCGGGCGCGTTCGACGCCTCGCGGCCGGAACAGGCCAAGGCCAAGGCGCAGCTGGAGAAAGAGGAAAAGGACGCGCGCGACAAGGCGGCGGCGGAACTGGCCGGCAATCGCAAATCCGCGTTTGACGGCTGGCGCAATGACAAGCCGCTGGCGCCGGGCGATCCGGTCTGGACCTATCTGAAGCAATCGCGCGGCGTGGACCTAGCGCACCTCGCGGCGCGGCGCGCCGTGCCCAATTCGCTGCGCTGGCGCGCCAACGCGATCGACAAGGAAACGGATGCACGATTCGATTGCATGACGGCGCTGATCACGGGGCCGGATGACAAGCCCTGGGCGGTGCATCGCACCTTTCTGAAGGATGGCCGCAAGGCGGCGCTGAAGAATCCGCGCCGGATCTGGCCCACGGATTTCTGGGGCGGCGCCATCCGGATCGCCAAAGGCAAATCCGGGCTTTCGCCGGCCAAGGCGCTGGCGGCCGGCTGTGATGACGATGTGCTGGCGATCACGGAAGGCGTGGAAGATGCGCTGACTGTAGCGCTGGCGTGTCCGGAATGGCGCGTGTGGGCCGCCGGCAATCTGATGGGCATGGGCCTGGTGGAGATCCCGGCCTGCGTGCGCGCGATCATTCTGATCAAGGACAATGACGATCTGGCTGGGCGCGATCCCAAGGCGATCGATCAGGCGCGGCGCGCCTGGGACCGCACGCAAATGGGCGCGGCGCAGCAGGCGAAAAAGCTGGGTGCGGCGCTTTACGTGGCGCGGCCGAAGAACGGCGCAAAAGATTTCAACGATGTGCTGCAGGCCTTCTTGGCTGAGATGAACGGGGAAAGCGCATGAGCGCGGACGGGGCAAACGCTGGGCCGGATGATCGCTTTGGCGATCGTGCGTTTTTGGAAGCCAAGCGTGCTGCTGCGGCTGCAGGCGGGATTGATGCCGTAAAGCGCGGCCGCGAAGACGCGGTGCGTGAAACGATCGACGTGGCGGCCAAGCATGGCCTGGATGTTTCCGATCGGCTGCGCTCGGAAATCATGGATATGGATCGCATCGATGTTGAGCGCCTGGTGGCGGCCGATGCGGAGCTTGAGCGTAAAGAACATGGTTTCATCTGGGAGCCGGATGATCTGGGCCTGCCGCCGCATTGTCCGGTGGTGCCGCTGGGTAAGAAGAACGCCACATTCTTTTATCTGACGCCGGATCGCGAATTGTCGGCCATGCCGGCGGGCAATTTTGGCCAGGCGCATATTGATGCGCTCTTTTGTCCGCAAACGGCGTACCTGGTGACGATGTGGGGCGCGGCCAGCAAAACCAACAAGCGCCGCGTGCAATATGAAACGGTGCGCCGGGATCTGATGGACGCCTGCGGGCGCAAGGGCGTGTTTGATCCCAATGATCGGGTGCGCGGGCGCGGCGCCTGGAAAGGCGATCGCGGCGAACTGATCCTGCATTACGGCGATCAGGTTGTGATTGACGGCGAGGTGCAGGAGCCGGGCATTTTCGGGGCGCACGTTTATCCGGCCGGGCCGAAGCTGGCGCCGCCGAAAGGCGACGGCGGCGAGGATTCGCGAGCAGCGGCGCGCCGGCTGCTGGAATTGTTCAATTGCTGGAATTGGGCGCGCGGGGATCTGGATGCGCGGCTGCTGCTGGGCTGGTGCGTTGTGTCGATGTATGGCGCGGCCGTCGATTGGCGTCCGCAGGTGATGCTGACCGGCGACGCCGGCATGGGCAAATCCACGCTGCAATATCTGATCAAGGCTGTGATGGGCGATCGCCTGCTGGACGTGGCGGACGCCACGGCCGCCGGCCTTTATCAAACGCTGTCGCATGACGCGCTGGGCGTCGCGTTCGATGAGTTTGAAAACGAGGATGAGGCCAAGGGCGCCGCCGTCATGCGCCTGGCGCGCCTCGCGGCCTCGGGCGGCAAGGTGGCGCGCGGCGGCGCGGACGGCGTGCCGACGAATTACCAGGCACGCGGCGCGTTCCTGTTTTCGGCGATCAATCCGCCGGCGTTGCGGCCGGCGGAGCAAAGCCGCACCACGATCCTGGCGCTGCGGCCGCCAAAGCCGGGCGCGAAGGCGCCCAAGGTGAGCGCGGAAGAGGCGGCGGCGCTGGGCTCGGCGCTGCTGGCGCGCGTGGTGTCCACCTGGAAATATTGGCCGGAACGGCTGACGCAGTTCCGCGAAGCGCTGGGCGCGGCCGGCCTTTCAAACCGGGCGCAGGATCAGCTGGGCACATTGCTGGCGGCGGCGGACCTGGTGCTGCAGGATCTGCCGTCCAGCAGCGATGAAATGGAAGAGCTGATCGCGCCGCTGATCGGCTTCGGCGTCTCGGACGCGGGCGCGCCAAACTGGCGGCGCTGCCTCAATCACATTCTCACGGCCGCGCCAGATTCCTGGCGCGACTGGCAACACAAACAGATCGGCGCCGCGCTCAAGGTGTTCCTGTACCCAACGGAAGAGGACATGGCGGAAAGCCGCAAGCCTTCGCTGGATTATCTGCGGCGGCGTCTGTCCCTGGTCGGATTGTCGCTGGTGCGTGAAGGCAATGACGCGGCGGATCCCGTTTACTGGCTCGCCTTCTCCAAGCGATCGAGCGCGCTGGCGCGCGTGTACGAGGGCACGGACTGGAGCGCCAGGCGCGGCGCGGACGGCGCCTGGGTCAACGCGCTGCAGCAGGCCCCGGATTCGCTCTGGAAGGCGGAGCGCTTCCGCACCACGGGCGGCCGCGAACACGGGATTTTGGTGCGCGCGGACATCGCGCTGGAAGCTGAGGAGGGTTTTGACTGATGGGCAAGCTTGCGATGCCAAAAGGGAAGGAAAAGGAAATTCAAGCGGTGATCGCCAGCCAGACGATCGCCGGGCTGAAGGCGTATCGGATCGCGCATGATCTGCAGGATCTTTGGCCGGGGTGTACGGCCGTCGAAATCAAGGCGGCGGCTGAGCAAATCAATCATCAGCGCACGCACGCGGCGCGCAAGCGAAAGACGAACGCGCCGCCGCCGCCGGCGCAAAGGCAGCGGATCGGATTCTGGACGGAAGAGCGCAGCGCCTATTTGCGCACTCGGGTGGCCGAAAAAGCTTCGGCGCGAATGATCGCGGAGGAATTGGGCTGCGGTAAAGGCGCGGTGCAAAATCAGGCGATCCGTCTGGGCGTGGATCTGCTCGGTAATGAGGGCCGCGCCGAAGCGGCCTGGCCGGATGAAGCGATCGAGACGCTGCGGCGCATGGCGGCGGAAGGTGAAAGCGGTGGCGCGACTGCGCGAGCGCTTGGGATGTCTCGTTGCGCGGTAATTGGTAAGGCGGCGCGATTGGGAATAAAATTCACTTGTGCGCCTGTGCGTCTGAATTTGCCAATGCAGCAGGATGCGTTGCGTGGGGTGCGCGCGGCCATTCCGTTCGCTGAAGCGCCGGTGGTGAAAGGCGGGATCCTGTTTGATCAGCGGCAATGGAATGAATGCGCCTGGATCCTTGGCCCTACCGCGCGCGAGCAAACGCGCTGCTGCGGCCGGCCGATCGTTGAAGGCGAGGCGCATCCTTATTGCCAGGATCATCTGGAGCGCTCGCGGGCGCGCTATCAGCCGGAGGAGGTCGCGGCATGAGCGAGTCGACGGAAAAGACAATTCGCGGCGCCATCGAGGTGAAATTCCGGCCGTGGGCCGCGCCAAATTTTGCGGCGATCGCCGGCGATGGCCGGAGCGAGCCCAAAGCGGAGGGCGTGCCCGTAGCGGATTTGGAAGCGGCGACGCTCGATGCGCCGGCAGAAGCCTGGCTGAAGGATCTTTACGCCAAGGCCGGGAAGAAAAATCCCTGGGCTGCGCGGACGGAAAGGATGTGACGATGACGGACAATCAAGCGCCGGATCCTGAGCCGGTGGATCCTGCTGAAGATCTGATGCGCGGCGTGGTGGGGCTTTTCGTCATGGTGCTGGCGTTCTGTCTCGCCCCATTGCTGGGCGTGGTCGTCTATTCTTTGCTGAAGGGGCCTTACGCGGCGTTTGTCGTCCTGATGGGTTACCCGGCCGAAATCGCCAGTGGCCTGGCCAAGATGGCGGCCGGCGCAATGACATTTTTCGCGATGCTGGTGGCGATCGCGTGCGGCGTCACGATGATGCCGCAGGAGCAAAGCGAAGACGTGGGGGAAGTGGAATGAGCTGGTCGATCGTCCAGAACTATCTGCAGGACCAGGCGCGGCGGGAGAGCGACGCGCCCGCCAAGATCCGCGTGATCGGTGAAGGCGACGGCGCGCCGCCGCCCGCCTGTCCGCATTGCCAGGATGGCGCCGCGCCGCGCCTTGGATCCTATACCTGCGAGAAGTGCGGCGCGGATTGGGTGGATAGCCATGACGACGCACAATAGCGCCGGCGATTGGCGCGCCTGGCTTGTGTGCCTGGCGTCAATCGCGGTGCAATTCGTCGTGTTGCTGGGCGTGCAATGAAATCGCTGTTGACGTGGCGGCAATTCCGCGCGCTCGGGCGCGTCATTCAGCGCAACAAGGCCGCCTGCATGGCTGCCCGGCGCAGATCAGTGGAAGGAAGAAAATCAATGGAACCGGATAACAGCGGGATTCATCCAGCGCCGGGCGAGTTCACGCCGGCGGAAGTCGGCGTGGATCATGTGCTGCGTTATTTCCATTATTCGCATTTGCCTGCGCAGCTGCAGGCGCGATCAAAGCCATTCTGCGACCTGGCGCGCACGATCGTGGACACCACGCCGCGCAATCCGGAACGCACGGTGGCGCTGCGCAAATTGCTGGAAGCGAAGGACGCGGCTGTGCGGGCTGGTTTGCCGGCGTAATCTCGCGAGTCGACGAGCCACCCGCCACATCTGCGACCAACGCGCGGCCGATGTGGGAACGGACACTTGGAGGGTGCCGCGCGGAGGTAGCCAGTTGCAAGCCTCAGAGCTGGACGAAAACCCCGGCGGTATCCGCCGGGGTTTTTTGTTTCTCACGCTGTCGCCAGCGCGCCAGGGTCATGTTCACGCAGGAGATAGTGGCTGAACAGCGCATCCATGTCCGGCGTGTGAAGCGCCTCGGCCGCGTGCAGCAAGGCAACCATGCCGCGGCTGAGGTGCTCTCGCGGCGCGCGCGGCAGATCCGATTCATCCATCGTGCGCGCAATGGAATCATAGCCAAGGATCAGCTGGTAAACGCCGCCGTGCGCTGAGGCGGCCGGGATGCGCCAGGCGCTGTCCTCGATCGACGCCAGGCGGCGATCGAGAAGATCGAAAGCGGCGGCGTCGCGCGTTTCCAGGTAAAGCCTGCGGCGAATGATCAGGCTGGCTTGCGCGGCCATGGCCGCGACGGGGCAGTGTTCCATCTTGCTAATCTCCAACAAAGGTTGGAGCGCCAGTGGGTTTCAATTCCTGGCGCCCGGAGCTGAAACACGCGTAGCAAGACGCGTCCGCGCGCCTTTAGGCTTGCGCCCTGGACATGCGCGCGCGGACTCCGGACAATTGGAAAGGCGGATGACGGTCGCCAATCGCTTGCTACTTCTCAAGGGTGTTTCAAACCCTTAAGAACCATTCATGGTTTTCGGCAAAAGGTCAAGGGGCGCGTATGCAGGGCTTTCTCACGGTAGTGGCGTTGATCGCCTATGAAATCGGCGCGCTCTTCACCTTCGGGAAGCTGACGTTTTTCGATTATTACGAATACAATTGGTGGAACTGGATGATCGCTGTTCCGATCAATGTGCTGCTGTCGCAGATCTGGCCGATCTATTGGCTGATCCTGAGGCCAATCCACTGCGCTGCGAACGTCTGCTATTAAGGCGCTGTTCACGCCGCCTTATCTGCCCGTCAACAGGTCGGCGCTATTGTGAGGGCCGGCGCCGCGTCGCGGGCGCTTCTCTCACATAGCGGCTTTGGGGACCTGGTGCGTCAACACCAGATCCCCGCGCGACAAAGCCGCACAGCCCAAAGGTGATTGGGATGGCGCGCATTAGCATTCAGGCGCCGGCTTTTGAAGGGCCGGCGCTTTCCACGGCGATCGCAAAGATCGCGATTTTTGGCCTCACGGCCATTTCCACCCATATCGGCGTTGAATACTGGCTGGATCAGGGTGAGGATTCCCTGGCCCTGCTGACGATCTCGGCCGAAGCGGTGGCCCTGGTGGGCTTCCACCTGGCCAAGGATGCCTTTGACCGCGGCGCCGGCCGCCAGGCTGCAGGCGCGGCGCTGATAACGGCGATGGCGGCCGGATGGTGTGGCCTGACCACATTCGAGAAGCTGCAGGCGGACGCGCTGGAACAGCGCCAGATCCAGCTGGCGGCGGACGTGACCTATCAGCAGGCGCTGAAGGATGTTCAGGAGGCCGCCAATGGCCTGCAGAGCGCGCTGGCGGCCGTTCCGCCGGACGGGCTCAATTCCTACCGGATCAACGCCTGGAACGCCGGCAAGGCGGCCACGGTGGATTCCTGGCGCAGTGTGCGCGCGGACGCGGACGCGCGGCTGGAAAAGGCGACGCCGCCGCCAAAGGATGACTGGCTGGCGATCGTGCGCGGCGTGGGCGTCGAGCTTGCGAAGGCGTTTGGCTGGGTCGTCTTTGGTGCGGGCGCAGGCGCGACGCGCACCAGCGGCCGCAGAAATGAGCGCAGCGGCCATTCCGGACGCCAGGGCGCGGACATTCCGGAAGAACGGCCGATGACGCCAAGCGAGAAGGGCCGCGCGCTGAACGCCTGCCGGAAGGATCGCCAGGCCCCGCAACCCGGACCCGATGCGGATGAAAGGCCGCCGATCCGGGTGGTGCGCAACCGCTAGAGCGGTTTACTTCACTCTACAAATCATTACCCGCGAGGACTTCGGTTCTCGCGGGTTTTTCTTTGCCTGCTTTTCCCCTCTTCTCGCGCTCGATTTAACGAAAGGTCCGCGCGTTCTACGTAGGAATCTGGGGCGCTACGTAGGGCCATTAAGACCTGTGGCGAGGGGAGGCGAGCGCCGATTGCTCGCCTTGGTTGTGCTGATGCGCGATCGCGCCGCGCGCGCCGGTTAAGATCTGCAGCGCCTGGCGCAGGCCTGGCGCGCCTCGATCCCTGACCCTTTCCCGCACCCACACCCCAAACCAGTGGAGAAAATCCGAAGGGCTTGCACCGCCGCCGGGCGTGGGGATGCGGCGTCCTGTGCCTCCGCGCGCTCGGCGCATGTGTCCCGGCCAGTGGCCAGCACAGGACAAGCCGCAGGGACACTTCGTGTCCGAAGATATTAAAGGAGACAGTGGTTTAGGCCGGTTGGCGTAAGTGTCCCGGCTGTCCCGGCCTGGGCTCATGCGTATGCGTCATGCGCTCGCGCATATAACGCGCGTGTGCGAGCGTGCGCGCGTTGCAAACGGGACAAACCCTTATTCCCTCAGATAAATGAATGAATATAGGCGCTTAGTGTCCCTGCGACTGTCCCGCTGCGCCGGGACAGCCGGGACAGTCAGACAGAAAGGCGCGCGCCTTCAATCGCTTGGCTGTCCATCAGGGGGAGATTTTCCCCCCGCCAAAACGGCTGCGCTAGCGTCGCAAAGTTTTTTCGGGGGTGGATATTCGTGCAGGGCGCTGGAATGGCCGGTTTAGGGGCGGAGGCGCTGGCCAGTTTGCCGCGCGATCCATCCGGCCTGCCGGCCGCGCTCGATCGGCTGGATCCCGGCGCTCCACCTGGCGCCGCGCAGGAAACGGCCGATCTGTTCGCCGGATCCTCGCTGTTCGGCGGCGATCAGGGCGCTGCGCTCCTGGCGAAGTCGCGCAAGGGCGGCCGGCCGGCGGGATCCACCAACAAGACCACGGACGCCTGGCGCGATTTCATCCTGGCTAACTATCGGTCGCCATTGCTTTTTCTGGCGGACTTCATCGCGGCGGACGCATTCGCGCTTCATGAGGCGCTGCGCGATGCCGATCGGGCGCAGGGCGTGGGCGATCGCGAAACGCGGCTGATTGACGTCCTGGCGCTGCAGAAACAGGCGGCGGAGAGCCTGGCGGCCTATGTCCACCGCAAGCAACCGATCGCGATTGACGCGGGCGAGGACAAGCCGCTGCCGTCGATTCAGCAGGTGATTGTCCAGGGCGAGGCGGCGCAGGCGATCTTCGGACCAAACGCTGGAAAAACAATGGCTTCGCTGCTGGCTCATGTCCCGTTTGAGGAGGCAGTCGCAGGCGAACAGTCGCAGGATGCAGGGTCGCATGGCGCAGCGCTCTGATATTGCTGCTGTTTCCTGCGGCGCAGCAGCTGATCCCGCATCAGCTGCCGGGCGCGCACCCACCCCCTGGGTTAACGAAGGGTTACCCCGGCCAGCGGGCGCCCCCCCTCCCTCTGACCGGGTGTCGCTCAAACAAGCGATCACGATTTTTATGAAACGGATTTTCCGTGGGCGGAAAATTTTTCAAATTTCGGTCTGGGCCGGGGGTGGGGTGTGATCCAGGCTGGCCAGCAGATCATTCCGGCGGGCGCGGCTTTGTCCGTGTACTGGACACCGCCGGGGCCGGTGGCGGCCGCGTTTGAAGCGGATACGTCATTCAATCCGCTAATCGTCGGGCCGGTGGGTTCGGGGAAAACCACCACTTCCGTGAAGAAGATCGTGGGCCTCGCGCAGCGCTTGCCGGGCGCGCTGGAAAACGTGAACGGAAAATTACGCCGCGTCAAGTCGTGTCGCGTCGCGGTCGTGGCGTCCACGCATCGCATTTTGTGGAAGAACCTTCTTCCCAGTTACTGGAAAGTCTTTCCGAAGGATTGGGGGAAGTGGACGGGCGGCGAAGGCGAGCCGGCGGAGCATAAGTTTCAGATGCGCGCCGGAATCGATGCGCATGGCGTTGAAATCATCCTGCAGATCCAGGTGGATTTCATCGGCGTGGCTGATCGCTCGCTGGATGACATCACGCACGGCCTGGAATTGACCGGCTGCTATATCTACGAAGTGGACACGCTGCCGAAGGATACGATCAGCAAATTCGCCGGCCGTCTTGGGCGCTGGCCAAAAATGCCCACGGGCGAGGAACAGGATCTGCTGCCGCGTCAGGTCTGGGGCGATTGCAACGCCTTCGATCCGGACCATTGGCTGTATGCGGAATGTTTTGACGAGAAGCCGGCGGGACGCGAAGTCTATGTGCAGCCGTCCGCGCTGAGCGATCAGGCTGAAAACATCCACAATGTGGGGCGCGGTTACTACACGCAGCAATGCCAATTGCTGAAGCCGTGGGAAATCGCGCGCCTAATTGAAAATCGCTTTGTCCCTGATCGGCCTGGCTTCGTCGTTTACAGCGACTGGAATCCGTTGCTGCACACGGCCAAAGAAACGATCAAGCCAGTGCGCACGCTGCCGCTGCTGATTGGCGTCGACCAGGGCCACAAGGCGGCGGCCGCGATCAATCAGCGCCTGGCCAAAAGAGTCTGGCGCACGCTGGCGGAGCTGACCACGCCGGCGGATGAAATCACAACCGCCGGCAAGTTCGCGGAAGATCTGGCGGATCTCATCGTGCAAGTGTTCGGGCCGGGAATGAACGTCCTGGCGGTGCTGGATCCGGCGGCCAAAGCGCGCATGTCCACGGAACAGGCGTTGTCCTGGATCGAGGAATTCGCCGGGGCGTTTCCATGGCCCTGCATGCCGGCGATCTCCAACAAGATGACGGGAGAAAACGGCGGGCTGGAAACCATGCGCCAGGTTCTGACGTACATGCCGAAGGGCTTTCCGGCCTATCAGGTGGATCCGCGCTGCAAGGTTCTGCTGAAGGGGTTCAACGGCGCATATCGCCTCAAGCCTGTCCCTGGCCAGTCCGGCGTGGCGTCTGGTGAGGTGGACAAAAAAGCAATTGAAGCCAACGTGCACGACGCCAACCGCTATGTGATCGACACGATCGAGCGCCAGGATCATTTGATGGGCGACGCGGGCGCCAGTCGCGTCGCGCTGATTGCTGCGGGGGGCAATAATCCCCCCGCCCAAGTCCAGCAAATATTCTGACGCCATGAGCTTCAAGGTTAAAACCAAACAGCAGCCGGCGCCGCCGGCGCAAAACGTCAATGTGACGACGCCGCCAAGCGCGACGGATGAGGCGGCGCGGATGGCGGCGGAGCGCGTCCAGAAATCGTTCCAGAACGTGGGGCGAGGATCCACGGTCCTAACAATGGATCGCGCAAGCGCGCCTGGCGTGCCTGCGAGCGCCGCCAAGCCGGTGAAAACGGTTCTTGGAGGGTAGCGCATGGCTGACGATAAACTGCACCCACGCGTCAAGCATTGCCTGGATCGTTTTGAGGAGCTGAAATCTAAGCGCTCCAATTTCGATAGCAGCTGGCAAAAGATCAGTGAACTGATGCTGCCTAGCCGCACGTTCACGCTGCAGCGATTGCCGGGCGAGCTGCGCACCCGCAATCTTAGGGATCCGATCGGCACGCTGGCGGTGAAGCGCCTGGCGGCGTTTCTGTACGGTTATCAGCTTTCGCCGGCGGAGCCGTGGACGCAACCGCATCTGCTTTCGCGGGATCCCTCGTCTGAAGAGGCGCTATGGTTTGAGCGCTGCGAATGGATCATGCACGCATATTTCAGCGGGCCAACCTCGCCGATCGCCACAAACCTTTTCGAGGCCTCGCTGGATCTGTGCGCCTTCGGATCGAATGCGCTCTACAAGCCGCGTCGCAAGGGCCAGCCGCCGCGCCTGCAATCGCTCGCGCTCATGTCGTGTTATGTCGACGAAAATTCCGAAGGCAAAACAGACACGGTTTACAGGCCATTTGAGCTGTCCGCGCGCCAGGCCAAAGAAGACGCCAAAAACAAAAACTGGCAAAGCGCAAAGCTGATGGAAGCGGCGGAGAAAGATCCGCGCAAAAAATTGAGCTTCCTGCATGCGATCGAGCCGCGCGCCGGCGGCGAGGTGGGCGCGATCAGAAAGCGCAAGCCGTACACGTCCACGGTGATCTGGCTGGATCAGAAAGAGCTGCTGGAAGATGAGGGCTTTGACCGGATGCCCATCCAGTTTTCGCGTTTCGATCGGCGCTCGGGCGAGGTGTACGGAACAGGGCCAAGCTGGGACGCCTATCCGGCCGTGTTTAGCTGCAACGCGATCGCCGAATCCATTCTCCGGGGCGCTGAACTCGCGGTGGATCCGATCCTGTTTGGCAACACCGCGATTTTTGGCGGGAAGCTCGATCGCCGGCCGGGCGCGTTCAATCCACTGAACGGGCCATCGCTGTTCGGGCGCGACGTCAATCAGATGGTGGGCAAGCTCGATCTGGGCGGCGATGTGCGCCTGGGCGTCGAGCTGCTGCGCGCGCAGCGGAGCCAGGTCGAAGCCATGTTTTATATCGACTGGCTGGACATGAACGAAGGGCCGCAAAAAACGGCCACGGAAATCGTCGATCGCCGGGATATGCGCCTGCGTATGTTGGCGCCGGTTTCCGCGCGGATGGAACAGGAATGGCTCAATCCGCTGGTGGAAGATTTCTTTTTCGGAATGCTGGATGCCGGCATGTTCCCAACGCCGCCGCAAAGCCTGGCTGAAGAGGAAATCGGCTTTCATTATCGTTCGCCGCTGGCGCTCGCGCAGCGTGGCCAGCATGTGGACGCGATCCAGAAGACTTTCATGCTCGCGACTCAGGCGGCGCAGCTCGATCCAACGGCCGTCCAGGTGATCCGTGCGGACGAAGCGCTGCGCAAGGCGGCGCGTTATCTCGGGCTATCCGAGAAAGAGCTGCGGCCGTTTGAAGAGATCGAGGCGCAGCGCCAGCAGATGGCGCAGCAGCAGCAGGATCAGCATGACGCGCAGGTGGCGCAAATGGCTGGCGCGGCCGCGCAGCAGGGCGCGCAGGCGATCGCGTCTCTCGCGCAGGCAGAAAACCAAGCGGGCGCCGCGGAAGTGCCCTTGCGCCGGCGGGCGGCATGATCGGACGCATCCGGCGGATAGGCCAGACGCTGTTTCATCTTTGGCGTGGCCTGGATGATCCAGAGGTGCGGCGGCGCCAAGCCTATCGTGATTTGTTTTCGACGCCGGCCGGCCAAGAGGTTCTGGCGGATATTGCGATGAGCCTTGGCGTGGTGACGGCCGCGCCGCCTGTCGATCCATACAAAGACGCATTTGACGCCGGCGCACGCTGGGCCGCCCTGCAGATTCTGGAATGGTCCGGCGTCGGACAAAAGACGCTGGCGATGGCGATTCTGAACGATGATCTAAGTGGAGCTTTTGATAATGCGGATTCAGGCCTGGATGTTTGAAATGCCTCTTGGGCGCTTGCTGGCGCCCATGCTGATGAGTGACGGGACGCCGCCGGCCGGCGGTGGCGGAACGCCGCCTGCAGGTGGAACGCCCCCGGCCGGGGATGGCGGAACGCCGCCAGCGGGTGGAACGCCGCCGGCGGGCGATGGCGGCGGCGCAGGTGACCCCTGGTATGGGAAGGACTTCGACAAAGACGGCGCGGTTTTTCTGGAAAAGAACGGATTTAAAAACTGGGGCGATGTCGTTAAGTCCGCGCGCAATCTGGAAACGCTGGTGGGCGCCGACAAAAACACGGTGTTGCGCATCCCGGCCGATCGCTCGGATCCTAAGGCCATGGAGCCGGTTTTTAAGGCGCTCGGTTTGCCGGATACTGTCGAGGGATACGGCATCAAAGAGGATGCGGATCGCGGCATTGCCGGCGACAATCTGAAGAGCTTCGCGAACATGGCGCACGCTGCGCACCTTCTGCCCGGCCAGGTGCAGGAAATCCTGAAGTGGTATGGCGACGGCGTTGCGGCCGAACAGGCGTCGATCGTGCAAACGCGCGACAATCTTCTGGTGGATCTGAAAAAAGAATGGGGCGCGGAGGGTGATGCGCGCCTGGCGGCGGCTAATGCGCTGATTCGCGAATATGGCGGCGATGAGCTGGGCCAGTATCTCGAAACATCGGGCCTTGGAAACAACAAGGCGTTGATCAAGATGGTGGACGCGATCGCGGCGAAGCTGGCGGATCCATCGGATCTTCCTGGCGGCGCCGGCGGCGCATCGGGCGGAAAGATGACGCCGGCCATGGCTGAATCCAATCTGCGGGACTTTGAGCGCGACAACGCGAAGGCGCTGGGCGATCGCTCGCACCCTGACCACAAGGCGCTGGTGGCGCGCCGCACTGAGCTGATCAAGGCTGCAAATCCTGGCTGATCGCTGCGGGGGGCAAGTTTCCCCCCGCATTTTTGCCCCTCCTATCCTTCGCGGGCTCGTGTGAGCGGCGGGGAGTCTGGCGACGCCAGGTCCGCCGCATCCGGCGCGTTACAGCCGCGCTTCGGCTGAGAGGGGGTCCGGCCCGCACAGGGAAACCGGGGAGTCCCGTCGAAACCTTATCAATTTTTTCGACGGATCGAACATGTCAGACAATACGATTGAGAAACATCACGTTGTTGCCTTCGCGCGCAACCTGTCGCACCCGCCGCAACAGAAAATGGCCAAGCTGGTGGATTGTGTGGATAGCGATATGAGCTTCACGGATCCAGGCGGTTACTACACGGACGAAATTCTGGGGACCTCGGATCCCGCGCTGATCACAAACCGCTATGGCGATTCGCCCACTAAGGCGCTCGATCGGGCGCGGCGCGGCGGCTATTTCTACGCCTACGAAGACGGGAACTTTATCGATAATGTCGATAAAGCGCGCCAGCTCGTCGATCCCGCCAACGGCACCGTGGAAGCCATGCAATTCGGCATCCGGCGCGGCCGCGATCAATTCATTTGGGCGGCCGGTCTTGGCGCGGCGCGGGAAGGCCAAACGCTGGAAAATTCTGTGGCGTTTCCGGCAGGCCAAAAGATCGCGCATGGCGGCACAGGGTTGACCATCGCAAAGCTGCGCGCTGCGTCAAAGCTGCTGGACAATGGCGAAGTCGAAGGGGAGCGATTCTGGGCGGGTGGTGCGTCGGATAAAGACAATCTGCTGGCGACCACGGAAGCGACCAGCTCCGATTACAACACGGTCAAGGCGCTGGTGAATGGTGAAATCAACACCTTCCTGGGCTTCACCTTCAAATGGTTCGCGGACAAGCGCGTGCCCAAAGACGCCAGCGGCTATCGCCGCAATATGGCGTGGGTCAAGCCGGCCATCTGGTATCGCTCGCGGCCGATCATCGAGGGCGAAAAAGTCTGGATCGGCCAGCGCTGGGACAAGAAGGGCGCCTGGTATGCCTACGCGTCCTTTGATCAGGGGGCGCACCGTCACTTAGATGAAGGCGTGGTGGAGGTGACTAACCAATAAGCCTTCGCTTTTGCGTGCCTGTTTCAAATTTTTAGAAGGGTTTTCCCATGGCAGTGGTTGATAAATACGGCGCCAAGCGCGGACTGCAGGAGGCGTTCCCGCCTGTGCTGTCTCCGGCTGGTTTTCAAGGTGGGCGTCAGCGCCAGATTCTTGATGGTGGCGCGTTCGCTAACGGCGATACGGTGGCGTCCAGGATGTTTCTGGGCAAGGTTCCATCAGCGGCGATCCTGAGCCCGCAATCCATCATCTATTTCGGAGCGTTCGGGACAAGCTGCACCCTTAACATCGGTGATGCGAATGATGATGATGGCCTGGCCACGCTCATCGCCGTCGCTTCCGCCGGCAACTCCGGCATTCTGGAAGCGATGACGGCGCAGACTTATTCGAAACGTCTCTGGGAACATCTGGGCTATGCCAAGGATCCGGACACGATGATTGATCTGTTTGCGAAGCTGGCCGGCGCGGATGTCAGCACCGCCACGGCTTGGATGACGTGGCTGCTGGTTTATTCGAACGATTGATGATGTGACGGGCCGCGCGCCGGCTATCTGGCGCGCGGTCGCCCCTATGGGCTTATGCAAAGCAGATCCATGGACAACAGCATTCTGATCAACGCCGCGCTGGGGATCTTGGGCCAAAGCCGAATGGCCAACACGGCGGAGCCTAATTCCGAACTTGAGCGCGAAGCGGTCGCGGTCGTTGATCAGGTGCGCCGTGAGATTCTGCAAAAACAGAAATGGACCTCCGCAACCGAGTGGGGAAAGGTCCAGCCGGAGCCTGATGCGGTGGTGCCGCCGAATTTTTCCTATGTCGGCACGTTGCCGGCGGCCTGGCTCAAGTGCTGGGAAGTGGGCGCCGATAATTACACGGTGCTGGCGCGGCGGAAAATCGCCTGGGCTGGTCCTGCTGTCCTCCTGCTTGAGTTTGCGGCGAACATCGAGCCGGCGCAATTGGATCCGCTGCTGATCAACGCCATATCGCACCGCCTCGCTGCGCGGATCGTTCCGAAACAGCGGGACCGCACGTCCGATTTGGAAACCTACAACAAGCTGGCGCTGAATGCTGAGCTGGAAGCGGCCGGATCTGACGCCATGAACCGGCGGGAAGAGCCGCTTTTAAGCTCTAACTGGCTGCTGGCTTCGCAGCGTGGGCCTGGTTGGATGGAGTAGGCATTGCCAGAACCGCGCGTTTCACAATCAAATTTCACCTCTGGCGAGTTGTCGCCGCGCGTCGTCAATCGTTCGGACGTCGATCGATTTGGCGCAGGCCTGGCGCGCGGTGAAAACATGGTGGTGCATCCAACGGGCGGCGCGGAACAGCGCTCCGGCTGGATCTTTGCGGTGGATCCGCCGGTGACCAATGCGCCCGCGCTGGTGTTGCCGTTCATCAAGGCGGTGGATGATGCGATCGTGCTGCTGATCCAGCGGACTGTCATGCGCTTCATTTCGGTGGCGTCGCGCGACTATATCCGCAACGCTGGAACGCCGGTTGAAATCTCCGTGCCTTGGTCTGATTCAGATCTGGATTATCTGTTCGCGTTTCAATCCAAAGACGTTGTTTACATTGGCGACACGCGGCGCACGGCGGCGATGCAATGTCTGCGCCGCAATTCCCTGACAAGCTGGGCAATCTCCGCGCTCGATGCGCGAGAAGGGCCTTGGCTTCCGGATTGGGGAGGCGGCGTCACGGTGACGCCAAACGCCACAACGGGTTCCGGCATTCTGCTGAATTTTAACAGCGGGATTTTGGATTCGGGATTGATTGGCGCCCTGGTGCGGATCCGGCAGACCGCCGGCGCCAGTCCGAACAAACGCTGGGAAACCAACAAGGCGGTGACTAGCGGGGATTTGTGCGAGTCCGCCGGCTATGTCTATCAATCGCTGACCACGGGGACCACGGGCAACAATTCGCCGATTCACGATTCCGGCGATGTCTCGGATGGTGCGGTGACCTGGCGCTATCTGCACCACGGCGCTGGCGTCGCTAAGATCACGGGCATCAATTCATCCTCGCAAGCGGTGGCGGATGTCCAATCCACCTTGCCGTCCACGAATGCTTCGCCCTTCTGGCAGTTTGGCGGCTTCTGCGCAAAATATGGCTATCCCGCCGCCGGCACGATTCACCAGGAGCGTTTCTTACTGGGCGGCACATTGCAGACGCCGGACACGCTGCATTTCGGCCAGACAAACCGATTTGGCCCGACCTATGCGGAATTTAAGCCAGGCCTCGGCACGGGCGAGGTGATCGATTCAGATGCAGTTTCGCGAACGCTTGAGGGCGGGCGCGCCGAGCCCATTTTGCACGCCTTATCCGCGCGCCGGCTTTTCATGTTCACCAGCGCCGGCGTGCATTATGTCAACGGGGCTAGCGTGGATGAGCCGATCACGCCGGCGTCTATCGCGGCGCGGAAACTGCCTTTTCCCGGCGCGGAAGCCAATGTGGCGCCCGTCGATTCCGGCGATGCGATTTATTATGTGGCGCGCGGCGGCCGCGATCTGCGCGCGATGAGTGAGGAGGCCGGCGCGCAAAAGCTCGCGGTGGCGGCCGATCATATCGCGCGAAAACAGATCAAGGGCCTTGCGTTCGTGGCGTCGCCGATTCCCGTGTTATGGCTGCGCCTTGGAAGCGGCGAGCTGGCCTCAGTGACGCATGACGCGCCGGAACGCGTGGTGGCGTTCATGCGCCACCCGATGGCCGGCGGCGCTCAAATCATGTCCATGGCGGCGTTTCCAAAGCCTGATGGAATGGATGAGGTCTGGGCGGTGATCCGGCGCGCGATCGCCGGCGCGTGGCGGTACACGATCGAGCTGATGCCGCCGGCCTGGGACAAGCTGGCGCTGCCCTTGGAAAAAGCCTGCTGCGTCGATTCCGCGGGCTATTTCGATTTATGGAACACGAATGGAGCGGCGCGCGCGCGCCTGACCATGATCAACGCCGATCGGCGCGCGCGCGTGGAAACGGAAACGTCCGCGTTTAGCGGCGGCGATGTGGGTGTGACGATTGCACTCCGCGCAGCGGATCCGGACGTGGGTCTGGCGCCTGGCGCTGCCGCGCGCATGGCGATGGTGAAAATCGACACGATCGAAAGCGGGACGGCCGCCACGGGCGTTTTAGTGCAGGATGGCGGGCCTGGCGTCCTCAATGGCGCGGCTGTTGGCTTCGCGGGGCCGTGGATGGTGCGATGGGCAAAAATGGCCACCACGCTGTCCGGCCTTGGGCGGCTGGAAGGTCAAGCGGTGTCCGTCCTGGGTGATGCCAACCCGCAAACGGATCTGGTGGTGAGCGGTGGTCAAGTGACGCTGAAAGCGCCGGCGGCGCGCGGCTTTGTCGGCTTGCCGGTCGCGGCGTATTTGACGGATCTTCCGGTGACGCAGGAAGCCGCTTCGGGGTGGTCGTCAGTGGCCTCCGCCAAGAAAGTGGCTCGCGCCTGGATTGTCGCGGAGACGCAAAGCGCCGGCGCGCGTATTCAGTCGGGCGCGAATTGGGATCTCGTGCAGCTGCGGCGCTGGGATGAAGCGACGGACGCGCCGCCTGTTGGCCGCGCCGGCTATTATGGCGTTTTGCCCACTGGCGCTTGGAATGACCGTGGACAGATCACGATCAAGAATGATGTTCCGCTGCCGTTTGAGGTGCTGGGCTTCGTCAAGGAATTGAAGCTGTGAGCGTGATTATTCGGCCATATCGCGCGGGCGACGTTTTCCAGGTTGAGGCGCTAGAGGCGCGGCTGGGCGAGCTGATGGCGTTGGATGCTGCAGATCGCGAATTATTGGGCATTGGCTGGACGGCGGAGCTGAACGGCGCCGCGATTTCCGCCGGTGCGCTGGTCCAGCAATGGCGCGGCTATGCGCACGCGATCATGTTGGTGGGGGCGCTGCAGGGGATGCAGCAGCTGCGCCTGGTCGCCGCCGCGTCGCGGCGCATCGTGGCGCGCAGCGCGTTCCGGCGGGTTGACGCCTTTGTGCGCGCGGACTTCGCCGCCGGCTTGCGATTCGCCGAATGGGTTGGCTTTCAGCGCGTCACGTTGCTGCGCGCCTATGGGGCGGACGGCGCAGATCATTATCTGTTTGAGCGCGTCGCGCCGGCGGAATTGGGGATGGCGGCATGAGCGGCGCTTTTACGGTTGGATCAACGCTTCTCAATATGGCGTCAGCGCGATCGCAGGCGAAGGCGGAGGCGCGGGCTGCGGCGTACAATGAGCAACAAGCAAAGCTGGAAGCTGAGTCCCGCTATAACAAGGCGGCGGTGGATGCCGGCGCGACGGCCGAAGATGCGCGCCGGGCCATCGGAACGGCTGAAGTGGCGGCCGGTGCGTCGGGCTTTACTGTCGGCGGATCCGCCGTGGATGTGATCGCGGACCTGGCGCGCCAGGGATCAGCGAATGTGCGGACAGTGCTCTGGCAAGGCGAATTGGCGCGCCAGGGTTTGCTGCAGGAAGCGAAGATTCAAAACCTGCAAGGAAAAGCGGCGGTAAAGCGCGGCGTCTATGGCCAGGCCGGCGCGCTTTTGAATGGCGGCCATCAATTGCTGTCCAGTTTCAGTTTCGGCGGCGGCGCGAAGGCTGCGCCGGCCGGCGGTTCGGCAAACGCGCACTAGGATCCCGTCATGGCCAAAATGCCCACCACGATTAACCGGAACGAAGCGCCGGCTTTTCAGGGGCCGCGCATGCCGGCGTCCGCGCTGGATTCTGGGATCAGCGCGCTGGCGGAGCCGCTGGCGCGCATCGCGGACGAAGAAAATGCAAAGCGCGCCCGTCAGCGTGCGGAAGAAGATCGCCTGCTATTGGCCAACGCTGCGTCGCGGCTGCGCGCGGCTGAAAGCGAACGCCTGGTGAATGAAGGCAATTCGCTGGCCGATTCGGATCTGGACGGATTCGATCAGCGTTTTGCGGCGAGCTTCAACGAAAACGCGGCCGGCCAGGCGGAGCTGTTGCCCGATCGTTTGCGCACCGCGTTTCTGACTGAAGCCGCCGGCATGCGGGACGGGCTTGAGCTGCGCGCCTTCGACGTGGTGAACGCGCGCAAGATTGACCATCAAACGCGCCTCCTGGACGATCAGATTGATCTGGCCGGCCAGACTGTGTTTGCGGATCCAACGCAATTCGAGCCCACGCTGGAAACATCGCGCCGCGCCATTATCGAATCCGGACTTCCGCAGGCGATCAAGCAAAAGCGCTGGGACGATCTGACGGCGGGCCTGGCCAGCTCGCGCATGATCGGCATGGCCAAGCTGGATCCGGATTCCGCGCTGGGCGAGCTGAACGGCAATCAGTGGGATCATGTTTTTTCCGTCGCGCAGAAACTCGATCTGATCAATGCGGTGAAGCGTGAACGCGATGTGCGCGACAAAGAAGCGCGCGCGATGCTCGCGCCGCTGCAAGATGAGCTGATCAACGGCGTGCTGGATAAGCCGGCCGCGTTTGATTCGACCCTGACGGCGTTTGCGCAAAATCCGGCGCTGGCTGGATTGTCGATCGACGGACGCAAGGAAGAGGTGCGCAGCTTCGCCGGGCGGCTGGCGGAAGCGCGGCTGATCTCGATCGGGCAGGGTAATCCGTGGGCGGCGAAACTTGAGCTCCAATCCGGCCGCCATGACGCCTATCTGGATCCAGGCGACAAGACGCGGCTTCTGGTGGGCTTCAGCAACGCAATCGAGGAGGAGCAACGCCGGCGCGAAGCGGAAGCCAAACAACAAGAGGCGATCAATCGCGCGGTGGCGGCGGTCACGCTGAAAGATCGAATGGCGGATGATGTCGCGTCGCGCCAGACCTTCGGCAAGGGCGCCAATGTGTCCGTGCAGGAAGTGGGGTCCATATTGGGGCCGGCGGCCGCCACTGAATTCGCGATCGCGCAAAAGGAGGCGGATGAAGTCTGGAAGCTGGTCGCGCCGTTCAAGTCGATGAGCGCGGCGGAAATCAATGCGTCTCTGCAGGCGGCCAAGCCAAAGGCCGGCGCTGGACTTGTGGCCGGCGCGCGCCGGTTTGAAGCGGCGCAGCGGATCGCGGCGGATCTGTTGGAGCGCCGGGCCAAGGATCCGGCCGGCGCATCTTTGGACAATCCCGTGGTGAACGCCGCGTGGCAAAAATTCCAGAAACAGGCGGACGATCCGAAGGCGATGGCGGCCTGGGCGAACATCACGCGCGAACAGCAAAAGCTCTGGGGCATTCCGGCCGGCGCTCAAAAGATCCTGCCGGCCGGCGTGGCGCAGGAAATGGCCAGCCGGATCCAGAACGCGGATCCGGCGCAGCGCAGCGCAGAATTGCGCGCCGTGGTGGAACAGGCCACGGCCTGGGGCGGCAATGCCGGCGCGGTCATGCGTGAGGTGGCGGCGGCCGCCGGCGGCGGCGATGAACTGGCTGTGCTCGCGCCTTTGGCCGGGGATCCGCAGGCCATGATCCGCATGAGCGAGGCGGTGGGAAAGCCGGATGTGACGGGCCAGCTGCAGAAGGGCGTCAAGCGCGATCTGGCTGCAAAGGTGGATGGAAAGCTGCAGCGCCTCTATCGCTCGCTGGCGGCGTCGCCAGGCGGCCAGGAGGCCATTTCAAAAACGCGGGACGCCATCGTGCGCGCGGCGGCGGCTGATGTCGCGGCCGGCGCGTCGCCAGATGCGGCGGTTAACAAATACGCCACGCCCTATCTGGGCCAGTATCAATTCCGCGACGGCTGGCGCGCGCCCAAAGTCTGGAAGGGGCAAGAGGTCAAAACCTCCGCGATCGCACAAGGCGCGGCCGCGCATTTCATCGCGCTGCAGGATTCGGACAGAATCAATTGGCCGGTGGGCGATCCGCGCATCAAGGGCGACGCGGCGCGCAAGGCGCAGCTGCAGGCGATGGCCGCCAATGTGCGCTGGATCACGCGGGCCGATGACGGTGGGCTGATCTTGGTCGACGAAAACAATCAGGCTGTGACGATGAAGAACGGCGAGGCGATCGCGCCAAGCTGGGACGAATTGCTGGCGCGGCCGGCCAAGGCTAAGCCGGACGGCGGCGCGCTCTTCCAGGGAACGGCGCCGGGCGGCGCAATGGGGCGCTGATGGCTGGCTGGCTGATCAATGATCCGGCGGGTGCGTCGGAAGGCGAGCTGCAGGCCTTGGCGCCCACGCGCGATCCCGGCGAAAACGCGTTTCAGTCGTCGTTTGACATGGCGGCGGAAGAGTCGCTGGGGCCGCTGATCCTGCGCGCCGCCAAGCAAGGCGTGGACGTGCTTGGCCAGCGCACGGGCATGCTGCCGGCGGTGCGGATGCTGGATCCGGAAGAGGCGAACGATCTTTATGGGATTGAAGACGCGCTGAGCTTTGACGGCCGCGTGTCGGAAACCTATGCGGCGGAGCGCTGGGCGATCAAACAGCGCGAGCTGGCGGCCGATGACGCGCTGGCGCGTTCGTCGGCCACCAAGGGCTTCTGGGGCGGCGCTCGCGTGTTCGGATCCAGCTTCGCCGGATCCATGACGGATCCCGTGCAATGGGGCCTGGCGGCCATCCCGATGGGCGAGCTGGGCCTTTTGGCCAAGGCGGTGAAGCCGCTGGGCTCGCTGGCGCGCTCTGAGGTGCTGGCCACGCGGGTTTTCGGCCGTGCGGTGCTGGGCGTCTCTGAAGGCGCGATCCTGGGCGGCGCCTATGAGCTGGCGGCCTATCCGCTGATGACCTGGCGCGAGGGGCGGGATTATGAATTCACGGACGCGCTGGCCAATGTGGCGATGGGCGGCATTCTGGGCGGCGCCGGCGGCGCGCTTGGCGGCGCGCTGGAGGGCGGCGGCCGCGCGATCGATGGGCCGCGCGTGCTGGCCGGCGCGGATCCGCTGGAAGCGGCCAGGGCGCCCGAACCTGAAGCGCGGGTGGAGCCAATGCCCGATCGGGTCGCAAACGCGCCACAGGAGGCCAGGGAAGCCGCCACGGCGGCGTCAATCGGTCAGCTGGCGGCGGGTGAGCCGGTGGACGTGGCGCCCGTGTTCTCGCGCGTGGATGAGGCCAAGCTGGCGGAGATCGCCGGCCGGCCGGACATTCCAGTGCGGAAGCTGAAGCCGGCGGACGTCTATTCCCCCGGCGGCATGGCGGAGGCCGGCCATTATGCGATCGTGGACGTGGAAGATCTGGTGACGTCCAATGGTGACGATTTAACCGTCAATCCTGATTATCCCGGCGCGATGCAGCCGCGCGATCGCACGCGGGCGGCGTCGGAAATGCAGGTGCGCAAGTTTGGCGAGCCTTTCCAGCCGGCGCGCTGGGGCGAGACGGCGCAGGGCGATTCCGGCGCGCCGGTGATCGGATCGGACGGTGTGGTGGAAAGCGGCAACGGCCGCACCATCTGGCTGCGCCGCGCCTATCGCGGCGGGGATCCGCGCGCCGAAGAAATGCGCGCCTGGCTGAAGTCGCAGGGCTATCCGGTGGACGGGGTAAAAAATCCTGTCCTGGTGCGCGTGCTGCCGGCGACGCGGGAGCCGGCGCAGCGGGTGCGCTTTGCGGAAGATCTCAACAAACCGGCGTCGGCGGTGATGAGCGCGGCGGAAACCGCGTTTTCCGATGCGCGCCGCCTGTCGGCCGCCGTGCTCGATCTGCACCAAGGCGGCGATGCCGGCATGGCCGGAAACGTCCATTTCCAGCGCGCGGCGATCGAGGCGCTGACGACTGAGCAAGAGCGGGGCGCGCTGATCGATTCCAGCGGCCGCTTGTCCAAGGCGGGCGAACAACGCCTGGAAGCGGCGCTGATGGCCAAGGCTTACGGCGATGAACGCGTGATCTCCGCGCGGTTTGAGGATCTGGACGAAACCCTGAAGACGGCCGGCGGGGCGCTGCAGGATGCGGCGCCGATCATGGCGCGCCTGGCGGATGCGCTCGATTCTGGCCAGGTGGGCGCGGAATTTGATCTGCGGGGGCATATCTCCGCCGCCATGGCGCTGATGCGCCGCGCCGGCCAGGCGGGAAAATCGATCCGCACCCTGTTGAGCGAGCTGGAAAGCCAAGGCGACATGTTTGGCGGCGGGCCGTCCGGCGAAACGCTGCAGATCCTGCTTTTGATGGTGGACGATAAAACCGGCCGGGTGCGCGCCCGCGTTAAGATCGCCGAAAATTTCGAGATCTATGCTAAAGCGGCCTTAGCCAGTCCGGAGCCTGTTTTATTCGATGACGCAAGAATCACGCCCGCCAAAGCCTTCGACGCCGCCGCAAGAGCAACCGGCCGCGAGTCCGGGGCGGTTCAGTCCGGGTTATTCGAAGGCAATGGCGGCGGCGCTGCGGAACGCGGATCCGGCGCCGTCGGCGCTGATGCAACGGGTGCTGGCGGATCTGGACAAGAGCGCCCGCTAAACCAAGGGGGCGATGGTGTATTACTTCCCGATCAATTATCTGACGCCGGCGCAGCTGGCGGCGATCGCGGCTTACGTCAAGAGCCTGGGCTATTCGACGACGCTGGCATTTCCCAGCAGCCTGGTGGATCTGAGCGATCAGGCGCGCCAAACGGCGATCAAGGCGGCGGAGGACGCGAAGGCGGCGGAGGAGCGGGCGCGCCGGCGGCGAATGGTGGGGCGCTCGATCCAAGAATTTCCAAGCTCAATGCAGAAATCCAAGGCATTGCGGACGAGGTAGCCAGCGTCCAGGACGATGTGGCGCGCCTGGCGGAGTCCGGCGCGATCGACACGGCGGAGGCGGCGGCCGCCCTGGCGCCAAGCATGACGCCCGAAAAGAACGCCAAGCTATTCGACGCGATCAAGGCGGCCGCTTTCTGTCTGCAATATGGGCCAGGTTCTTCTGGGCCAGGATCTGGGGGCAATACATGAGCCGCGTTTGTACGTCGCCTATTCGCGCGGCTGTGGGTGATGTGTTCACGGACGATGAAATTGACGACATGCTGCGCCGCCTGACGGCGCGTTTTCAGCGTTTGAAGCGGGGCAGCGCCGGCGCGCAAAAAGCGGACAAGGATCTGTGGGAAGAGGCCTGGCAATCTTATGTGGTAGAGCGCGCGCGCGATGATCTGATTGATGCGCGGCTTAAAGCGGCCTCGGCGCTCGCCGGCGCGAAGCGCAAGGAATTCTATGCGGGCCATGCCGGCGATTCCGCCGATGCGCTGCAAACCCTGATGGTGGGATCGGAAAAGGCCGGCGCGCGGCGCGGCTTCTCCGTCGATGCGCAAGGCAAGGCGGCCGAAGTGGAAGCGCGATCGCGTTTCACGCAAGAGCTGGATGAAGTCGGCGCGCTGTCCCGCCTCGCGGATCCATTCCGTGCGTTCGCGCCGGATCGCGATTTTGAAGACGAAGTGGCGCGCGAAGTGGCGCGCCTGAACGGTGAAGAGCGCGCGCCGTCCAAGGATGAGATGGCGCGCAAGGTGGCGGAAGCCGTGGTGCGCGATCAGCAACGGACGCGCCAGCGCATGAATCGCCTGGGCGCCTGGATCGGCGAATTGCCGGGCTATATCAGCCGGACCATGCACGATCCGATCAAGATCAGCGGCGGTTTCTTCAAAGGCATGAACGCCAAGGCGCGCGAGCTGGCCAAGGCCAGGTGGATCGAGTTTGTCCAGGCGCGGCTGCATGAACGCACATTTGAGGCGGTGGACGAATCGGCGCTGACAAAACTGGAAGAGGGGCTGCGCGCCCAATACGACAAGAAGAATCCGCCTATAGAATCGCAGATCCAGCGTCAGATCGCGGCGATGGCTGATGCAGAAATCGCGAAGGCGCGGCGCGAGTTTCTGGCGCAGATCTGGACCGATATTGTGTCCGGCTATCGCAAGGGCGCGTCTGACGATGTGAATGATCTGGACGGATTTACGCCGCCGGCGTCGCTGGCCAGGTCGCTGTCCCGCCGGCGCGTGCTGCATTGGGCGGATGCGGATTCGTGGATTGCGTACAATCGGGAATTTGGATCCGGATCGCTCTTTGTGGCGCATCTGTCCTTCCTCGGACGATCATCACGCACTGAAGCGCTGATGCGCACCTTCGGGCCTGCGCCGGAAGCGGCATTTATGGCTGATCGGCAGCGCCTGACGGACGCGGCGCGCGAGAAAAACGACATTGACGCAATCAAGCGCCTGAAGTCCGGCTTGCGCCAGGGCGAGTTTGATCAGCTGACGGGCGCGGCGGAAATGCCGGAAAGCCATCGCGTCGCCACGGTCAGCCGCGCAATCCGGACGCAGCAAGGCCTGGCCAAATTGGGCGGCATGATCTTTTCCAGCGTCACGGATCTGGGCAATGGCGCGCAGGCGCTTTCGCGCGCCGGCGTCGCCTATCTGGACATCTATTCCGGTCTGATCGGATCCGTGGCGGGCATGGAGCCGGTGGCCAAGCGCGAAGTGGCGAACCTGGTGGGCGAAGGCGCGGCGACCATGGCCGGCGACATTGCCGCGCAATTCGTGGCGCCGGACGCGAACCTGGGCTGGACCTTCAAGGCGCAGCGCCTCTTCTATCGGATGAACCTTTTCGGGTTCTGGCAAGCGCGGATCCGCGCTGGCGCGGCGTCTATCCTGGCGCACCATCTGGGCGGTCTGCGCGAGCTGGCGCATGGCGCGTTGGATGAGGCGTCGCGGGAAGCCCTGGTGCGCTACGGCATTGATGCCGACGCCTGGGATCTTCTGCGCGCCAATGCCGTCGAGGTGAACGGAAAATGGGTGATCACGCCCGATTCCGCGGAACAGATCGCCGGCGATGCGGCCGCCAAATGGGCCGGGAAAAAGACGATTCCGGATCCGGCGGAAGTGCAGTTGGCGCGCCAGCGCATCGGGGAAGCGCTGGACTATGGGGTGACGGCGGACGCCACCTGGGCAAAGCTACCGCCGGCGGAGCGCAAGACCCTGGAAAAAGCCGGGGTAACGCCAAAGCTGTTTGGCCTGATGCGCGACGCGGCCAAGCGGCAAGGCGGCGCGATCGGCCGCGATGTGCTGAACGGCATCAAGCTGGAAACCTTTGCGCGTGAGCTGAAGATAAAGCGGATCTATCGCGCGGAGGATATGCAGGACGCGCAACGCGAATTGCTGCTGCGGGCGCAGGCCTATTTCACCGATCAGATTGACACCGCGATGACGGAGCCGCGCGCGCGTGAGCGCGCCGCGTTGCGTATGGGCACGCGGACGGGAACGGCCGCTGGCACGGCGCTGGAATTGTTCATGCAGTTCAAGAGCTTTCCCACGGCCGTGGTGGTGCGCCATCTGAAACCGGCGTTCGCCAAGGCTATGTCGGATCGCGGCTCGCTGAAAGCCTATGCGCCGCTGGCGCATTTCATGATGGCGTCCACGGGGCTTGGTTATGTCGCCACGGTGATGAAGGATCTGGCGCGCGGCCTTGAGCCGCAACCGCTGCAGGATGAAAATGGCGCGCCCAATGGAAAGGTGTTTTTGCGATCGTTCATCCAGGGCGGCGGCGCCGGGATCTATGGCGATTTCATTTTCGGATCTTACGATCGACAAGGTCGCTCGCCTATTGGTGCGCTCGGTGGGCCTGCGGTCGGTGAATTGGAGCGCCTGCTGAAGATCTTCGCAACGGCGCGCGATGGCGATCTGGGCGATGCGGCCGGGCAGTCCTTCGGTCTGGCCGTCGACAATACGCCGTTTGTGAATCTGTTCTACACGCGCCTGGCCATGAATTATCTGTTTCTGTACCAGCTGCAGGAAGCTGTCTCGCCGGGCTATATGCGGCGCATGGAAGAGCGCTTGAAAGAAAACCGCGATGGCCAGGAATTCATCCTGCCGCCGTCGCAAGTCGTGGGCGGCTAAACGAATTTGAGCGGCGGGGGGCAAGATTCCCCCCGCACGGGCGCGCCGCTTAACCTTTGCCGCATGACTGTCAAGCAAACCTCCTATTTTTCGCGGATCGCGATCAGCGGCGCCACGGCCAGCGTGAACGTGGGATGGCGTTTTGAGCCTGGCCAATTGTCGGTCAAGGTCCGAACTGTCGCGGATCCAGATCCGGCGGCGCTCGTGTATGGCGTCGATTTCACCACTACGGGCGGCGATACGGAAACCGGCGGAACGATCGTCTTCACGCCGGCGCGCACTGAAACGGGAAACGTGGACGTGGAGCGCGTCACTCCAGGCATTCAGGATGCGGCGCTGCGCGAGGCTTCGGGTTTCTCGATGGCCCAACTTGAGACGGCGCTGGATCGCGTCGTGATGCGGCAGCAGGAAATCAACGGGCGCAGCGATCGCACCTTGCGTTTTCCGGCGGCGGATGCGGCGGGCGGTGAATTGCCTGAGGCAAGTGCGCGCGCAAAGAAAGTGCAGTTTTACGATGCGGCCGG